GTCTTTGACCACAGTTTCTAAAGATTTGACTACTTTTAATTTCATACCCGGTGAATGGGTGTTCATAGGAGGTGACGCAATCGCTAATCGATTTAATTCTTTTTCAGGTTACGCTAGAATTAAATCTATTTCAGCAAACGCGATAGTTTTTGACGATTTAACTTCAAACCTGACGGCGAGCGATTTGGGGGTAGGTAAAAGCGTACACATTTATTTCGGGCACATTATAAAAAATGAAAACGACCCAATGCTGATTAAAAAGCGCTCTTACAATTTGGAAAGACAGCTTGGTCTTGGGGTAAATGGCACTCAAGCTCAGTATGTGATTGGTTCTGTTCCAAATGAATTGTCTTTAAAATTTTCAAGTGCCAAGAAAATAGAAGCTGACTTATCTTTTGTTTCTTCAAAAGAAGTTTTTAGAAGCGGCGACCCTGGTGATCTTATTAAAATAGGAACTCGCATCCCTAGCAAAGGCGAAAGTCCGTACACAACAACAAAAAGCATTTATAAAACTAAAATATCTTTAAATTCAACCTCGGCTAGCTTTCAGCCTTCTCTTTTAAATTTTATAGAAGATTTTGAAATAAAAATTTCAAACGGTGTGTCGGGAATTAAAGCCCTCTCTGTGCTAGGTAGCTTTGACACAACTTTTGGAAATTTTGAAGTTACAGGGTCACTCACAGGCATGTTTACAACGGTTGCTGCAAACAAAGCGGTTCTTGCCAACTCAGATGTCGGGCTGTCTACCATTGTCGCTGACAGCAATGGGGGTTGGATTTTCGACATGCCTCTTATGAATTTGGAAAAGGGGTTGCTTGGTGTTGAAAAAGATAAACAAATCACAATTCCTTTAGACCAGTCCACCGTCGAAAACTCAAAAGGCTATACTGCGCTATACAACTTCTTTACGTATTTACCAACACTGGCAATGCCAAAATAGTTTCATAGCAGTCCGATGGTTCGGCGAGCATCTCATTTTTACAGCTTCGCTTCGTGAAAATGTAAAGGGAAAAATGAAGATGCGAGATGAAGTTCGATTCTTCAATTGCTTCCAATTTTAAATGGAGTCAGAATGACTGTGATCGCGTGGGACGGTAAAACTTTAGCTGCAGACACTTTAATAAATTGCGGGGATTTTAAAACCCATCAAATTAAAATTTTTAAACATGGCGATTTCATTCTAGGTGGCAGCGGCTGTATTGACGGCATTAACGATTTGAGAAACTGGTTTATTAATGAAAATGCAGATGCTGATAAATTTCCATACGATTCGACTGGAAAATCTAAAGATATGGAATCTCCGTGCAATCTGCTAGTTTGCCGCAACGATGGGGTTTATTTTGTATTCACAACTTCCCCCCACGCAACACCTCAAACTGGAAATTATGCGATTGGCTCAGGCGCTGCGGTTGCGATGGCTATAATGAAAACTGGCGAATCTTCAGAAAAAGCTGTGCAGATTTCGTGTGAAATTTGCACTGGGTGCGGAATTGAAAATCAGGCAAGCGTTACAAAATTATCATTTTAAAGGAAATTATCAAAATGTCTAAATTATTTAAAAAATACAGCACTGATAAAGTTAAAGAGACCGAAGGGGCTCAAGTCAAACTCTCAGACCTTCAAAACGAAGACGGCACTTACCCAATTTTCTATTTGGCCAGAATGGGTAAAAGTAATAAAAATTATATAAAAGAAATTAATTATTTGCTGGACAAACACCGCACTGTTGATGGTGAGATTTTGGTCAACGATGAAGATAAAAGTGCAGATGAGTTGTTGGATGTTTTTGTTAAAACTATCTTGGTTAATTGGGAAAATGTTAAAGATTTAGAAGATAATAACATTCCTTTTTCTAAGGAAAAAGCCAAAGAGCTTTTAAAAGAAATGCCGGATTTATATGACCGCCTGAACAAAGAAGCTGCTAGGATTGAAAACTTTTCCAAAGAATTGATTGAAAGTAAAATAAAAAACTAATTAAAGTCCAAGAGTATGAGAGCGCTTTTGGACACAAAGAAGCCTTAATCAGAAAAGCGTTCACCCAATCGGGCGAAACCTTGCCTTACGAAATTTTAAATAAGCCTGCCTTAAAGCCAGGCTTTATTTTTTATTTAAACTCTTTCTATGATTTGGATAGTGAAAGATTCCACGGCGAAGGGCTAATGAGAATTCCTCATAGTAAAATGATATGGTACGCAAATTTATTAAATTTAACAGAAGACCAAACCGAAGAATTTTGCATAATAATTAGAGCTTTAGATAATTCGCATTTGGAAAAAATTAACGAAAAGAGAAGTTCGGAAATTAAAAATGTCAAAAAATCTAAATGATTTAGAAGCTTCTTTAAATAAACAACTTGAGATTATTCAGAAGAAAGCCAGCAAGAAAGCTATAGCCGCCGCTTTAGCTATTGTGCGAGAGCTTGCTTATGCCACGCCGGTCGACACCTCGACTGCTTTGTCAAACTGGGAAGTGACTTTAGGGTCTCCGACATCTTTTTCTAGGAGCGCTTATTTTTTTGGCGACAGAGGCTCGACATATCAGCGAAGCGCTGCGGCAACCTTCATCGCGGCTCAAATCAGCCTAAAAGAAAAAAGACCAGGCCAGACGATTTGGATAACAAATAACATAGAATACATTTCAGATTTGAACGAAGGCTCTTCCCCTCAAGAGCCCGCTGGGTTCTTTGAGAGGGCTATTGCTGTGGGCATAAAGGTTTTAGAAAATGGCTGAAACTTTATCTGTATCAATTGAGGATAAAATAAATCCCTCAATTCTTCAAAAATTAAAATCTATTGACACTATTGCAAAATCGGCTCAGTCCGCTGTTGATCGTCTTCAAAATTCTTTAAATTCTCTTTCAACTGGAAAATTAGATTTAATATCGAAAACTTTTAATTTGGCTTCGGATTCAATATCTAAACTTTCAGCCACTCAAAATCAATTATCACAAACCCAGGCCAAATTAACAGCCGCTCAAAACGCAAACATAAAATCTTCAGCTCAGGCAGTTTCCGCAACATCTGCCTTAACAGCCGCCAAAACGAATGCAATAAGTTCAGTTAAGAGTTTAACAAACGCATATAACCCTTTAAACATTTCTTTAGGCGATTTTATAAAAAAGGCTGTTGTTATCGGGGCTTTCACCTTCGGGGCTTCCGAAGTTTTAAAAGCAGCTGAAGCTTACACAAACATGCAAAACAAGTTGCAAAATGTTGCAACTTCTCAACTGCAAGTTAATCAATTGACAGAAAGGTTGTTCACTTTAGCGAATCAGACTAGGAGTGGAATTTTAGATTTAACTCAATCTTTTACCAGATTCGACAGAGCAATGGCGAATCTGGGTCGATCGCAAGAAGATACATTAAAACTGACAGAAACTATCACAAAAGCCTTAAAAGTTTCAGGGGCAACCGCAAAGGAAACTTCTTCAAGCTTGTTGCAACTTTCGCAAGCATTCAATAGCGGCAAACTTAACGGTGACGAATTCAGGTCTATAGCTGAAAACTTTCCAATTGCATTGGACGCAATCGCCAAATCTTTAAATGTTCCAGTTTCTCAACTCAAACAACTTTCAAAAGAAGGTAAGATTACAGTAGACGTGCTGATTCAGGCTTTTGATTTATTAGGAAAAGAAATAGATGCAAAATTTGCGAGGACTGTGCCCACAGTTGCAGATGCGTTCGTCGTTCTTAATAATTCCGTCACTAAGTTTATAGGTGAAATCGATAAATCTATAGGGGCGAGCGCTTTATTTGCAAAATCTATAATTTTTTTAGCTGATAACTTGGGAGTTGTTTCTGGCGTTTTTTCCGTGATTGGGGTTGCTGCCTTAGTGGCGTTCGGCCCCGCACTGATTGGCGCAATAGGGGCTGCATCAGGGGCTTTGGCGGCCTTCGGGGCACTCGTGCTTGCAAATCCTATCGGGCTAATAGCTGTGGGCGTAACTGCTGCGGTACTCGCTTTTGATTTCTTTTCAGACCAAATTAAAGTATCGTCTGACGGTTTAGTCACATTGAGGGATGTCGCAGGTACTGTTTGGGATTTTATAAAAGATGGCGTTTTTTCAGTAGGGAACTTGATAGGTAGCGTATTTTCCGACGTTCTTGATGTTGCGGGAACTTCCTTTTTTGATTTTGTAAATTCGGTTGCAAAATCTTACGAGCTGATTTCAGAATTAAGTAAAGATACAGCAAATTTTCTGTTTGCTGCTTTTAAGACCGCAATTGAAGGCGTTGCGTTTACATTTTCAACACTACCTTCAATAGTTGAAAAATACGGCTTTAAGCTTTTAAATTTTAATATTGGAATTGTCGAAAAATTTGTAAACTCCTGGCAGATAGGCTTGAGACTCGTTGCAGAAGCGGCAGCATCAATAGCCCCTGACGTTTCAAATTCAATAAACAGCGCTTTAAATAAAGTTACTTTAAAAATTCCAAAATTTAAAGAATCCGAGGCTGACATTGTAGGACAATTTAAAGAATTTGGAAGAGACGCGGCTCAAAATTTTGAAACCGACTTTGTTGCTAAAATTCAAAAAAATGCAAGAATACGAGCTTCCTTTAGACAAATAGGCAAAGATTTAGACGTTTCAAGTTTAAAAGTCAGATCAAACCCTTTCGACGGCGAGCTTGTTAAAAGGGATGGGGCGCTTAGAGAGGCTGGATTTGCGCAGCCGTTGGCAAAAGAAAAAGATAAAAAATCAACAACTTCTAAAAAATCAGCAATTTCTAAAATTTCAGGGGAGCAGAAATTTGAAGAATCTAGAGCTGAAAGTTTAAGAAAATTAAATTTAGAGCTTGATAATGAAACAAAAAGACTTACCATTTTGGGGCCTTTAAGAGAAGCTCAATTAAAATTTGATAAAATTGAAGAGTCCCTGGCTTCTAAAAAAGTTAGACTTTCAGACGGCACCATTGGTAGAATAACTTTAAATAAGCAAGAAGAAAAATCAATTTTAGATAAAATTCTTGCAAATCAAAAAGCAAACGATCTTCAGAAAAAAGTCGATTCTCTTTATGCTGAAGCTAACGGCCCCTTACAAGAATATAATTTAACTTTAGCGGCTTTAGATAAATTGCATCAAATGAATGCAATTTCTCAAAGTTTTTACAATGAGCAAGTCGAAAAAGCTAAAAACGAATACGATTTAATTATAGACCCCCTCAAAGGGTATAATGATCAGCTCGACTTGCAGCTTAAAAATTTAAAGACTTTAGGTAAAAACAAAGACGTTGAAATTCAGTTAAATGAAAAAATCCAAGAGCAGGCTAAAAATGGG